TAGTGGTTGTTCCTGCGGATGTAGTGGTGCTGGTTGTAGTGGGAGAATTTTGAGGATAGATTTCCTCTACGTAAAACTCCTTATTAACAGAGTCCCATTTAACATCCTTGCTCTTTGGAATATAATCAAGCTTAGTTATCAGGATACGATCATATTTACTGTCATATACACCATGTAAACCAATACCATTAAAATGATTGTCAATTGGTACAGTGGGGAAGTAACGCAGGATTTCAAATGCTAGGTGGTCTGTAAAGAACCTGTTTAGTCCTGAACCAAATCCAGATAAGTCTGCAACTTGTGTACCAGTAATAAGAAACACCTGACCACGTTTAGCATCCACTGTTATCTGTCCTTGTGGAATCTTAAGTAACATCTTGTGCTGGCTTCCTACAAATCCCAAGTCAGTTTCTGCGAAGTCGATTGGAGGTGCTCCTCTGAACAAGCTAGGATTACCTACGTATGCAGCCTGAGGATTGCTTGTATCTATCGTAAGAAGGTTGTTATACATGAGTGTCTTGTTCTCAAAGCGAGCAAGAACAGCTCTGTTCTGAATTCCATCTAGAGAAACAAGGTTTCCAAAGTTCTGAGGGAAATCAAAATAAGAGAGAGCTCTGTAAATCAACCAGTTATTCACTCTGTTATCAGCATCTATATTTTGAGTGTCTGAGTAGATAGCTCTAAAAGGATACTGTGTATAACAGATTGCTTTCCAATCAAAAGGTAAGTGAGTGAATGTATTCTCTCTATTTTGTTTAGAGAAGGTAGTGTTGTAGTAGTAGGTGTTGTCCTGAGCAATAGGAACATAGCTTTCCTGCACCCAATCATCAGGAATACCTGTACTTACATGAGGCCAGAAGTCACCTTCTCTATTATTAAATGCTTGACGTAGATCAACATTGTAAGAGCTCTCACAATAGAAGTAGGGAATTCCATATGCAAACTGATACATCTTCCCATCATAGAAAGTTCTACCAGGACTAGTGATAGGAGTTTGACTATTAGGACAGTCTAACTGATTTGCCTTAATAGAGATGAAGTTTGTCAAAGTTTGCTGACCAACAACTGCTGTAGTGAGAATAGAACGTGCTGAGTGCCAGTACTTTGGATAGGCGACATTACCTATTTCATCATAGAATATGTCACTATCATCAGGAGCATTTACACGATTGTCTATAAAGAAAGGAAGTTTGGTCTTGAAACCAAATTTGCTAATGAATGTATCCCCTCCAAAGAAGGTAACTGTAGAAACGGTTGCAGGAGTGATATCTCTTTGGAATCCTGTATCTACTGTATCATAAGAATATATCTGCCCATACTGGTTAACAAATATGTTCTTGAGAGATGCATAATAAGATATGGTGCTTATGTATTCCTCTTTAGCAGGAGTACCACAATTATTACCAGTTCCATTAACACCAGCATTGCTAAGTGTCATTCTAGACCTATCATTAACTGTTCCACCAATAGTAGGTGTCTGATTGGGAAACGGTAAAGGTGGTCTGTTGCCATCTGTCTTTAGATAGACAGAACTCTCTCTATTCCAGTTATTTACATTCTTATCATCACCCACTCCTTGCACACCAGGAATTAAATATTGTTTTAAATCAAGCTCACGTTGCTTAATTCCTAATCCATTATTAATCAAGTTGCTATAGTCATAACTAGCTATAGAGTTGTAGGAATAAGCATAGTTACGTCTGGTGATACCATTAATGTAAATGGTAAGGTAGGCTTGATAGGCAGCAAATAGAGCTGTAGCATTATAAGGAGTAGTGATTGCTGCTATACCATTAGCGCTAGCAAGTGCATCTGTTTGAGCTTCAGCGCTCAAAAGTCTGTACATTGCATTCTTGTTCACCTGTACAAAGTGAGCTCTACCAGCACCATATATTACGTTTTCTAGCTTAAGAATATTACCTAGAAACGGTTGTCCAAAGGAAGTTTCAGGAGAGTTAAATACATGTCTGTATTTAGATGAAGGATCATCGAAACCATTTAGTTTATCTGGATAACAATTGTTGGTTCCTACTGAACGTACATACTCCACCTTAAAGGTTGTAGCTTCATCCAAATTACTTTGATCAAATGTAGGCGGTGTAAGCGATGCAATTAAGAAAGAATAACTACCTGATCCACCAGTATCTACTGCTAAATATTGATTGCTTAAATCAAGAGGTTTACTGAGAAGTGAATCACAGCAATTCGTAGGATCAGGAATAAGAACTGGAGGTTTGAGAGCACAAAACTTTGTCCAACCATCAATAGGACCACCAGGCATATCATATCCTGCAGGAGGTGGAATTGGATTTCCTTGGTACAAACCACATCTAGTGATAGGCCAAACTACTCTAAATACAACAGTCTGTGGTGTAGAAGGAACTAAATCAATAGTAATTCTATATACATTATAAGTGTTAGATCCTATTGCTCCTTCTGCACCATCTCTAAAAGTAGGCTTTGGATAGTCAAGAGCACACAAATGAATTATAGTTCCCACCTCAGAAGGTAGAATATCCCTAGTGTTTAGTTCTCCTGTATAGCAATCAAGATATTCAATTTTACCAACTTTTGTAGGATAGATACTAAAATCTCTACAAAGAGATGTATTACTTGTTGCAGCAAGTGGAATGGTGTAAGCATTGCTTTTCTCAAGCAAGAATGGGTCTTGTCTAAGATCGTTATAAGGATAGTTAGGAAAATAGTATTCTGTACCCTCTCTATCATACTTACCCACATTTCTAAGGATACCTTTAGCTACAATAGATTTATTAGTGCTTCTATCACCACGGATAATCTTAAATCCAGCTATCTCATTCTTCTGTTCAGTGGTAAGACTAGAAGCCTGAATAAGAGATACAACTTGTTGTACATCTATTCTAACTCCTAATGGAAACACAGCATCCTTTTGAATAGCCATGGTATCTTGGCCTGTGAAGATGGCAGACTCAAATATAGGACTTACAAGTACATCTGGGAACTTATGGTGTCTGATAGGTTGACCAGCTAAGTCTCCCCACAACTCTTCGTTACAAGGATATTCTTCTGTAGATTGCCAATATGCAAACTCACCATATTGATATGGTCCTTTGTATCCTGTAGCAGGAGAATATCCTGGAGAGAAACCTGTAACTGTAGCTGTATTATATATCTTCCAATAGGGACTAGTTCCTGTAACAGGATCTGGATCACCTATAAAATCATCATTAGTTTGAGAAACTGGAGATAGATCTAAAATATTTGCAACCCTACCAGGAATGTGGAATCCATCAGTTTGTTTACCATTCTTAAGGAGGAACACTATCTCAAAAGCATACACCTCATCCCTCAGATATCCACGTAGATTAGTAGCATTTAATTCATCTGCATAACTCTCATTAGCAGGAATACGATAAGTTTCCCATTGAAGATTAATACCATTAGCTATCTTTTGATAGTTAATTCTTTCAATAGATGTAAGCTGGTCCCATACTAATACATCACGTACAGCTGTCACATCCTGAGCAATCTCGTAATATGGAAACTTCTCAAATATGTCATTAATAGTAAGACGAATGTTAGTCTTGCTCTGACCTGTGTAAGTAACCACCTGACTTGTACCATCAATAAAGTAGGTGCCTATTAGCTCTACAGAAGTGATAGCATTTACAGTTTTGATAACTGCTATATTGAAATAGTCGTATAGTCCTGTGTTATCTAAATTGCTGACAGTGAGTTCAATAGATCTACCCACCTGATAATTAAAATTAGGAGTGGTAATGCTTGGGTCAGCAATAGGAGTAGGATTGGTAATAGAGTAGTAGGACGTGAAAGGATTTCCAGCAGGATCACAGTATTGAATAGCAAACTGGTATGTACCTGCTTGAAGATCTCCTCCTGTAGCTATTTTAGTGACATCCAACTGAGGTATAACAAAGTCAGGTTGTACATTCAATCCATTGCAATCTATCTGATCACTGTACACAGGATCGCATGCAGGGGTGCCTCCTATAAGGATATAGGGTAGATTCTTTGGATTGAGATCAATATATCTACGGGGATTGAGTCCATCTGTCCAATACACTTCTGTTGTACATTCTGTAATTCTGTGGACAGACTTATGGATGGGATTGTTGATATTAAAATTGAGACAAGGAGCACTTACATATGTACGATAGATACAATCATTATTATCCATGTATCCAATCTCAGAAGCACCTGTTTCTGGATTGGTAATAAAGAACACATGTTTACCCTTCTCTTGGATGAAGTGTGTACCAATTAATACAAAGCCAGAAGGGAATGTAACACAAGGTTCATTCCCAGGCTCATTCTGATAGTTTACAGAATTAGAGTCAAAGTTCTCAACAGTTGCATTTAATGCATAAGTTAACTTACCCTTTGGAATCTGATTAAGGGTCTGGTCCATGTTAAGACCAGTCGTAGCATTATTATACTCCTGCCTAATATTGCCTTGTTCCTGTTCAGCCATGGGTATTAGTTATTACGTCTCCAACCATATCTGTTAGTACGGTTGGGTAGTTCGTACATATTAAATCTGTTAAGGTCGTTCTTAATTCTACGTTGCTTAGTCCAAGGATCTTGCTTCTTAATCTCGATATCAGCCATGATAAATGCCTCTTCAGCTTGTTGCTTGTAGTAAGCTAGTTTTCTCTCTAGCTGATTATAGGTTTCATCATTTACCTGATTGGTGAGAGTTTCAATCACCTTATACTTGATGAAAGCCTCAACATATTCCCTAACACGATAGTTGTCAGGAATCAGTTGGTTTCCACCATTATCATATTCTGTAGCGTAGAAAAGCAGATGAACCACTCCATTACGGAAGTTAGTTACAAACTTATTATCTCTGATGTCAAATGAGTCATACCAAGCAGAACCAGGAGTGAACTCATTAATAGGAGGTGCCTGTTGGTAGAACTCCCAGTTACTGGTATAGTCTACACCACAGTTACCCTGTGCGGAGATATTACCAGGCTTGAGAAGATATTCCTTTCGATAGGTAACAGCAGCTTGGTTGTTTGTTTTGTAGACAGCCTGTACCAGATTGGGCATGCATTTAGGACAGAACTCCTGGCCACAATTACCCTCTTCACAAGGATTGCCATACACAATAACAGGGCTCACCTGAATTGTTGTAGAACTGGCAGCCTGAGAATAGAAAGAGTTAGCTTGTTGGTAAGGAAAACCATTTACAGCTGTACAAAGCCATGCCTCACGAACAGCAAAAAAGTTGTCTGGGAGTCTAGCCTCATAGTCACAGATGTGCAGGATTTCTTGGGAAATTACATAGGTGGTTCTACCCAGCTTCCTTAGACACTTGTCCAGGTAGGTGGGGAACATCAAATCATCAACAGCTCCTGTATCAAAATAACTTTTGAATTCCTCCTTAACGGTGGCATACACAGGCGCTGGGCTGATGAAATTATATTTGTAATAGTATGACATCTATTTTACTTTTTCCATTCACGATATATATGCTGATACTTGTCGTTAGTTTTTAGATAGTGGGAAAGCAGTCTAGAAGTGTTTCTGGAAGGTTTGAAGTACCACAAACTTGATTGTTTAAGTCTTGCTGTGTCCTTAAACCATATCCACCCAAAGAAATAACCCTCTGTGTGGAAGTTGAAGTTATAGATACGTTTACCTTTCTCTTTTGTCTTTTTCCAGTCTATAGGAAGGTTGACAAACTCTTTACCATCTATACCCTTTACCTTTCTACGCTTTTTCTTATTGATGGAAAACTCACCAAATCCAAATGGAAGTTTTGATCTTTCTCCTGTCTCAAGAATATATTCTTTGAAAGCATCATTATAGGAATAAACGATGTTTCTCCATTGGTCAAACGTTAGTTTGATAGAGGGGTGCTTCTTGCAGAAACTATTGTAGTTATCTTTACTAGCGCTTCGCCAGTCTATTTTCACTCTCATGTCTATCTCAAGTTTGGAGCGTTTGGTGCTTGACCATCAACTCCATCACTTGTGATGTCTGTCTTCAATTTGAAATACGTAGCTAGAAGCTTTTGAGAAGTGAGTTCTAACACTTGCTTTTCCAGGTATCCTGGAACAGGTGATTCCTTATCTAGAGGATTCATACACAGTTGTTCTGTTGTATACTCAGGAGTTCCACATCCACATTCGGGATACATGATCTCGTTTGGAACATCTTCCTCAAAGAGAGCAACCAGTCTGATTGCTTTCAGGAGGGGGTTGTTCACATACAGATAACCATTAGAAATCCAGTAGTACTCTTCCTTCTTAATGATAGGAAGCTTGAGCAAGTTTACGTATCGGTTGATGGTTATTTCTTTCAGTTTCTTTCCCTGACCACTCATAGCATTGATAGAGTAAACTCCCTGGATAACATACTGGTAATTACCTTCTGTAATTCTAGGAAGCTTAAACTTTGTTCTACCTACAGTGCAAGGATCGACATAATCACAGCATTCTGAAATAGGAACTTCTATCATCTCCAAACAGGGGATGGTAGTAAAAACTGTATCGGTTGCCCATAGCTTCCTCAGATTAGTCTCACGCTTTATCAGGAGGAAGGCATTGTTCTTAATTTCAGACATGACAGCTCTATCCGTGATCAAGTTGTCCGTGGAGAGCAACTTGTGCATAGAGCGTACATCTGAAACTAACTTCCTAAAAGTTGACATTATAAATACTGTTTGAATATATTCGTTATACCGTCTTCACTATCTATCAGGAAACCTGTCACTTCACCCTTCACAACTGTATATCCATTCTTGTCATCCCAAGAACTCTTGGCTGTAGAGAAGGCAGGGAGCTGGTAGAACTTAATACCGTTAAAATCCAGACTCACCTCATGGTGTTTGTCTCCTGTAAATATGTAGAAATTGTCATGGTCTGACCACTCATTCTTAAATTCCATAGGGAATAAACCAGCAAGTTTTGCAGGCTTCAAAGCATCCCCATGGTTAAACATGATTGCTGAGGTTCCGTAACTCACGTACTTTCTGTATCTTGGAGAGATGTCAAAGAACACACGCTCCTCGTTTCTAAAGTAGGTTTGTAACCAGCTAGCTAGGTGCCAGCCTACAAACTCATCATGATTACCAGCTACAAATATCACACTAACTGATTTACCCTTCTGAAGGAGAAGGTTAATAACACTCACCTCATGGTCACAGATAGCTTGGAAAGCTTCGTGGTAGGAGAGGATATTTTGCTGGGGAGTACCTTTTGTAGTTGTGCTAGTGAACTCACTGTTGAACTCATCAGAACCAATAATATAGTTGATATCTGTGAGATTGTTGGCTAAAGAGGCTTGATTTAGAATGATTTCCACTCTTTGGATGAAGTCACCAAAGCGCTCTTCTATATCATTCTTTCCTCCAATATCTAGCTTGTTTAGGTGGGAGTCCTGTTTATTTATGATTAAACAGGCATCCTTCTTAGCTCTATCAAACTTGGGAGCTACTATCTCAGGGGAACAAGGTTGATAGTTCTCAAGAAAGCAAACAAAGCTGTCTTGGAATATCTGCTCATTCTTCTTAACTCCTAACCAAGCTTTCACTTGGTAGTGAGGTTGGTCAGCATTTCCCCAGTAGTTTTGGACGTATTTAGTTATTTCCCACTTGTCTGTATCAATCTTGCACTTTTCAATCAGTTCGTCTAAACTCTTGATTTCTTCTTTAGAGTTGAGCACCACTTCACCTGTTCCCTTCTGAATGTCTTCAAAGAACCTTACCACTTGATCCTCTAGTTCTCCAATGTAGTTACCAACTTCTGCCTCTTCTTGTGCTATTTGTGAGCTTCGCAGCTCCTTCATCAATTCATCCACCTCATTCTCTGTAATGTTGAGTTTGTCTGCATAGAACTTCTTGCTCTTTTTCCAGTGAAGCATTTGCTCCAGCTGTTGCAGAAGGGATTGATTTTCAGGCATTTACGTTTTAGTTTGATTAAAATTGCCCTAAAGGTACGAAGGTTTTTAATATTTTCCAAATTATTTTAACTAACCTCATTATTGATACTAACTAAGTTAGTTATAAAATAAAAACTCCCCAGGGTAGAAACCCCAGGGAGAAGCCCTGAAAACCAACAAACAGGGCTTTTTGAATCAATTATGGACAATCACCTAAGACTGTAAAGCCACCATTAAGTGAGCCACTTGTAATAACTATTCCATAGCTAGTTTCTGCACAAACAGATATGTTAGTTGATGCAGGAACAGTTGTAGTGGTAACTGATGTTTGGTCACAAACAATATACTCAAACGTTACAGGTCCCTTGTTACTAGCAAATAAATTATAATATAAACATTGTGGAAGAGTGGTAGTTGTTGTGGTGGTTGGTGAGCCAGTAGTAGTTGTAGTGGTTGTTGGACAAGTGTTTCCACAAAGTGTACCTATAGCAATAGTTGCTGTTCCACTTATTATCACTATACTATTCTCCACAGCACAAGGGATTTCGTAAGGAGTAGGATCACTCAATACTGCTTCTCCTGCAGTTCCATTACAGTTAATCCATTGAATTGTTGCACTAACATCGGCTGTAACTGTATATGAATAGCAATCATCACATACTAAAGTGGTAGTAGTTGTAGTGGTAATACAAGGGTTTCCACAGTAACTTCCCTGTGTAATTGTCGCATCTCCTGATGTAAGTATGACACTATTTTCTTGTGCACAAATAATTGTAGGTTCAGAAAATACTGAACTATTAGTAATTCCATCACAACTAGTCCAAGATATACCAGCCTCTCCTAAAGGTTCTACAGTGTAGTTAAAACAATCAGGACAAACTGTGGTGGTAGTAGTAGTAGTAGAAGAAGATGTGCTAGTAGAAGTGGATGTTGACGATGATGTTGTTGTAGTGGTAGGAGGAGGGACACAAGAATTTCCACAATAAGTTCCTTGTGTAATTATTGGATCTCCTCCCTCATTTAAAACACTACCTTCTTGTGCACAAGGAATGATTGTAGGTTCAGTGAATGTTCCACTACCATCACTTCCATCACAATTAGTCCAAGACACACTAGCAGTTCCTAAAGGATCTACAATGTACTCGTAACAATCAACACACACTGTAGTAGTGGTAGTTGTAGTGGAAGAAGATGTGCTTGTTGTAGTAGAAGTACTGGTAGAAGTACTTGTGCTAGTGCTTGTAGAAGTGCTAGTGCTTGTACTACTTGATGTGGTAGTTGTTGTACATGGTGGTGTACAGCAAGGTCCGTAAGAAACAACAGTGTAAACCGCAGTTCCTCCAAGTGTTGTTGTATTTATACAATTAACATCTGTAATTTCAGTTTCACCTGTTAGAACATCACGTCCTTGTGGGTCACCACAGCAGTCATTGTAATCAACAGTTCCTGCTGAAGTAACATTTACAATAATGCTATCTCTACAGAAACATGTTGTAGTGGTCGTTGTTGTAGATGAAGAAGATGTACTAGTTGTTGATGTGGAACTTGTAGAAGACGTTGTACTTGTTGTACTAGACGTAGAACTAGTGCTACTAGTTGATGAGGTAGTGCTTGTAGTAGAAGAGGTGCTTGATGTTGAGCTAGTGCTACTAGTTGTACTACTTGTACTAGAAGTGCTAGATGTAGAACTTGTAGAGCTTGTAGAACTTGTAGAGCTAGTTGTGCTAGACGTACTAGAAGTACTTGTTGATGTGCTAGAAGATGTACTAGTTGTTGTAGGGCAACTTGGTGAAATACATCCTCCACGTGTAACTATAGTGTAAACTGCAGTACCACCAAGAGTGCTTACCAATATACCATTTGGACTCGAAATACTTTGTAGAGGTGTTGGTACAACATCAATCTCTACATTTTCATTACAGCAAGTTTTATAAGTTAATGATCCTGCGATTGTTACACTAATACTCAATTGATTAACACAAGGACATAAAGTGGTGCTAGTTGTTGTAGTGGAAGATGTGGAAGATGTGCTTGAGGTTGTACTTGATGTGCTACTACTTGTTGTGGAAGTTGTTGAGCTAGTAGAAGTTGTGGAACTTGTAGAACTTGTTGTGGAAGATGTAGAACTACTTGTTGTAGTGGTTGTTCCACATACTCCTAGGTAGGAAGATGATACTCCTGGAACAGGAGGAATCACTAAAGATCCTGTACAAGCACATAGATAAATAGTACCAAAAGCTGCCACCTGTGCAGTTGCAGAACTTCCTTTATACGCCTCACATTTGAGGTATTTTATAGTGACAGGTGAAATCGTGTTGTTTGTAACAGAATAGTAACCACATGTAGGGCAAATAACTGTTGTTGTTGATGTAGTTGTAGAACTAGTGCTAGAAGTTGTACTTGTAGTAGTTCCACAACAAAATTCAACTGAGTTCTGAAGGATGATGACTTGTTGCTTTATGTCACAAATTGCAGCATCCAATTTTTGAAATGCCACAGTGAGAGTATCACATTTGTCAATTCCTGTACAAGGAAGATCGTCTCCACTATACGCAATATATTCACTCTGAATAGGTTGCGCATTACAAGGATCATTACCTGTACAACCACAGTTGTTTACAGATACGACTGATGTGCAGCAAGGATTTTCAGGAAGGAATATCATTTTGCGTATAGAGGGTTTTTATTAGAAAGAACAGCTTCCAACAGATGTAAGAATTTGTCCAGTTAATGGATCAAATCCGAATGATGGTTGTATACCAGCTAGATTTCTTACAATATAAATATAGGATGTTGTGTTAAACGGATTTGTACATGCAGGATCTTGATAAACTATAGTACCTGTTGTAAAGGTGTCTCCTTGTTGTAAGTATAGGTTATTAAATACAGCTCCTGTACAAACATCCAATTGTTCATTAGACAAAAGAACATCTACTGGGTATCCAGTAGTTGTAGTGGAGGTTGTTGATGTAGTGGTACATGGATCACAAGGTCCAACAAGTGTAATTGTTGCTTTTGGAGATGTGGGAACAGTTATACTACATATAGTAATTGCAAGATCTGGACCCACTGTTTGTACTTTTGGTAACTTATCACAGCAGTCTGTCCAATACACCTCTGTAGGACCTACAAAGTTATTAACAGCACTAAACTCAGTACATAGAATTGTAGTGGTGGTGGTTGTTGTAGAAGAGGTAGATGTGGTTGATGTAGAAGATGTTGAGCTTGTAGTACTTGTAGTGCTAGAAGTAGAAGATGTGCTACTAGTAGTCGAAGTGGTTGAACTTGTAGAACTAGTAGAGCTTGTAGAACTGGTCGTAGAACTAGTTGAACTAGTAGAACTTGTTGAACTTGTAGTAGAACTGGTAGAACTGGTAGAACTGGTGCTACTTGATGTAGTACTAGTAGTTGGGAAAGCTGTTGTACTTGTTGTAGTGGTACAGCAGTTCTGTAATATTTGTTGGAGAATAAGTATCTGCTCCTTCAATTCACATATTTGCTCATCTGCCTTCTGAAGAGCTACAGTGGCTGTGTCACAAGTGTTAATTCCTGTGCAAGGAAGATTAGGCCCACTATATGAGACAGAATCAGTAGGTAGCAATTGCGTTGAGCAAGGATCTCCTCCAACACAAGGAGTAGTGTTCACGAGGGGATTTGTATAGCAGTTATTTTGAGGAGCAGACATTTGTATGTAAGGTTTAAGGAATGTACATAATATAATAGCATCCAAGACCAGGTTGGAAGTTAGGATGGCCTAATCCTCCTCCTGTAGAAGCAAGCGTAACAGTGGTTCCTACAGTGATTCCAGTTTGTGCTGTGTCCACTACATCAACTCTTGCTTTGCTCTGCCAGTCAAAAACGTCAGAACCACTAGGGCTAACACTGTTTCCTCTATCTCCAGTACCAGCCCATGTATCTGCAACAAGACTATGCTTGTGACCAGGATCTGTTACAGTGCTGACAGTAGTAGCAGTGTGTGTATGTGAAGGGATCTGTGCAGTGGTAAGAACAACAGTATTGGTACCAACTGCTCCTCCTAAAGAATAAGCAGGATTTCCAGAAACTGCAGGATCAACTGCTGGATTCAAAGGTCCTCCACCCATTCCTGTTGTAGTACCTACACCAACACGTCCTCTTTTATCAGGAGTACCGTTATTACCATTACAGAGGTAGATTTTCTCCCAGTTACCAACACCTGCACCAGATATATCAAAGTTACCAGCAATAGCACCATAGTATTCAACAACAGTGAATGGTACCATTTTGGTATAATACTTAGTGCTAGTTGTATTAGTTGAAGCTATATAAGCTGCAATTAATGCATTGAGGTCAGCAAGCTTGACATAGTTTGTATCTACGTCAAGAGCAAGAGCATCAAGCTCAACCTCCAGTCCACAAATCTTATTGATAGCTGCCTGAAGGATGGCATGAGTTCCAGAAGTAGAAGTTACGCCTGTAAGACAACCAACTGTATAAGGTCCTTCTAGAGCAGCAAAATCAGCCTCAACTTCTTTCAATCTAGTGTCTAGTTCACAGATGGCCTTTATAAGTGCTTGAATTACATTGGGTAATGTGAGTTCTTCACATTCTACTAGATTCTTATCTACAATCTCACAGATAATCTGAGGATTGATATTCAGTGTTATACCTACCCCATCGAGGGTAGAGGTGAGAAACTCAATCAGAGCTTGTTCAACATACGAAAGAGAGTCCCCTGTCTTAATACCTAAAACAGGAACATCTATACCAGTATATCGTACACACTGATCTGATACAGTTTCTGTGCAACCATTATAGCAATTTGAACAAGACATTTATTTATATTTTAAAAGTTTAACTCTGCTAGCTATCATATTCACTGTATAGCAAGCAGCGTAATCAGGATTACAATACTTGTAAGTAAGTATTCTTCTATAGTTTATGAGATCCAACATTACCCCTCCAGGTACAGGTTGGTTCAACATAAACACAACGTTATTGTACAAATTGTTTCCAAGCTCTGCCAACTTGCAATCTATATCAGCAAGTAGAGCAGGGATGCTAGCGCATTCTGGACAATTTGTAAGCCTGGGTGATAGCATTTTTTATAAGTTTTCTTCCTTGTGTGGCGGCAGCATTACAAGCTGCACAAAGGCCATTAATCAATTGACATCCGCATCCAAACTTGGCTCCACAGTTTCTACATACAGCCATATTAATAAAAGTTTATTACATAGTTGGTTCCAGAGCATCCACAGTTGTTCTTGATGAAGTTGTTCAACATCATGTCTGCTTGGTTATATAATTTAATTGCTTCTACATCAGCACAGTTATTAGCGGCAGCAATAGCCCCTTGTATAAAGAAATAGATAGAGTTCAAGTCCACCTTTGCTTGTGTCTTAATAGCTCTATCACATTCCATCATATCAAGCTTCATAAATGCACCATCAAACTTCTCTTGTATCTGTTCTACACGCATGATTGACTTCTCTACAAAGTTCTTATATGCAGGAGCTACAGAGTATTTTAAACGATAAACCCCGTCAGGTAGAGGTTGATCTACACCAACAGGAGTTATACCTAGATTTGAAGTGGTGAATATATTAAAGTCGTTGACACTAAATGGTCTAATAAATGTGCCAAGTGCAGGTACAGTTATCTCAATGGACGCACCAGAAACAACAGGAGGATTAGTTGGATAGATAGAAGCATCAGCAACCCCTAGCGTTGTTACGTTGTATGTGGGAATCACTAATATATCTAATTTTAAATCTGCCATGCTGTTTGAAATAAATAAGCCAGAGGATCTGAGTTTTAATCCTCTCACCTCTGGCTTAGGTTATATGATATTGTTTTCCGCTTCTACCCTTATGGGATAAGTGTGCTAGTAGAAGTAGTTGTGATGCTCTGAGTTGTAGTGGACGTAGTTGTTAAACATGGTCCATTCTGAGCAGTCACTGCACCAAGACCAGCTACAAGAACAGCCTCAATAGCAGTTTCCATAGCGCTATCCTTTTGAACAGCAATGATTACAGTGCTGTCTTCTTTGATATAGTCGCCCCAGCTGTATTCAGACTTGTTATACTCGTTGAACTTGATGTAGTAGGTAGTGTAAGTTGTACCATCACTCACCCAAGACTCAAAGTTCTCGTTGTAGCCATTCATTCTGTACAAATGCTTCAAGTAACCAGCTTGATAGCTGTAGAAGTTCTTCTCCAATTGTGCAATCTCTGCAGATGTACCGCTAGCGTAGTTAGAACGCTGTACAACTGTAGGAGTAGCAACAATGTTACAAGCATCTGCTACGATGAAGTCAGCAGTGGTTGCAGGTCCACTGTACACGAATGTACGGAACCACATACGGTCATACTCGTAAGGGAATGCAGCAACATCACAAGGCTGACCATACTTAGTAAGAGGCTTACCAGTAATACGCAAGATAGCGTTTTGGTCGTTACCAATTCTCTGGAACTGATAGAAGTCAGAGAAAGTGATGTTGTCAGGGTTGTTTCCAGGAGCCTGCAGTAAGAAATGATAGATGATGTCATCGATCAAAGCAGGAACATCAACGATATCACAAGGATCTCCACCACAGTCACAGCAAGGAGCTTGAACTGTTACGGAACGAGTGAAACCATTGAAATACAGAGTGTCCAGATAGCTAGAGTGAGCACGGAGGGTTACAGTTACAACCTCACCACACTTCACATTCCAACCATCAACATCTGTAATCTGTGTGATAGGAGTAGGACATCCGTCCACTTTATACCACTCAGTTACGTTGCTATTGCAACCAGCACCTGAAGGACAACCTTTAATCTTATCAGAACGCTTAGAGCCTTGCAGATAAGTGTTAGTACGGCCCTGCGCAACATAAAAGTAAGGGGAAGCAGCGATATTAGCAGCAGTTGCTAATGTGTAGTCAGCTTTGAAGATACCAACCTGACCAGCTGTTAAGTCTTGCGTAGATCCAGAGCTAGGGAGCGCAGTTTGCCCTACTGGCACTACGAAGAGCGTAGTTAATGAAAAATCAGCCATTTTGTTTTATTTTAGGTGATTAAAAAATTATTCGTTCGTTTGAATTCTGTATATCGAGTTCTGTACAGCAGATTGGTTCTCAGTGTACATTGCAAGATTTTGTACTGTTAAGTCTAACAACTCATCCTCTAGATAAAGTTCAAGTTCGCAGTCCTGATCAACTGATGGTTGCCCGTCTAACATGATATATCCTGTCTTGTTTATATACACAGGATAGCGCATATAGGACATGTAGATATCTTTTGGAGTGAACGTACCATCAGTGAAGATGGATATTTCATCTGTCGAAAGGAAGTTAAAAGTCTCTTGATATTCAAAGCTTGGTTTGTAATGGGTGTTATTCAGGATGAACTGAAGGTCACCGTGTTTAGCCAAGTCTCTATTTATCCAAATCTTTCTATCCTTACACACCCCTTTGTCAGCCAGTATATAACTATCAATATAGAACATATACTTGGGATCAAGTAGGTGTAGATTAGCAAACCATTGATTTAGTTCTGGATTCTTAAGTGTTAGCTTAAGAGGTTGGTGATTATATGTGACCACTAAGCTTTGGAGGTCCTCATAACGCTTCTTAAAAGCATCGAGACCCATTCCACTTACTACACTAAAACCATCAACCTTTTGTTTTATCAGCTTAATCTGAGCTTCATTCAAAGCCAAGATCTTATCTTCTAAGTTTATTTGCTGGTGAATGTTGGTCGATAGTTTATTTAGTTTTTGGTCAATCTTATATAATAAACTATCTACTGGTATCATACTGCAGCTAATTTCTTAGTTTTCAACTTACCTTCGAGAGTGAGGAGCAAGTCCTGATTATCATCGTCAGCAAGCTGTTTAATCAAATCATCTTCGTCCTTAGCTATTTCAAACTCACCCTCATAAATCTTACCATTAGGTTTAGCTCTATATACAGAATGAGTGATTGCTTGTTTCACTAAGTCCTTGATATGGAGTAAGTTATCTTTCATATCTGCGAAGCGTGTGAACACTTCAACAGGATTTAACCCTTGATACTTACCGTTTTTAAACTCGGTTTGTTTGAGGACATTATCTACAAGGTTGTAAACTGCTTCCTCTTTAGTATCATCAGTTACAGGTAATCCCAACAAACGTGCCACTTTTCTCTTCCTTTCAGGAGTCATACCATCAAACTTAACAATAGCTTTATTGATAAGTTGCTTCTTCTTAAAGAGTACAGCATTCTCGATTTCATCATCAGCTACGTAGAACTGAGTTTCAGCAGGATATTCACCACGCTCCCAAGCCTGATAGCTAGAAGCAATTGTTGGGTGAACACGCAACCAAGAGAAAGCTAGTTCCTGCAGAGGAATTGTAAGATCGAAGAAGTTATCACCATCCAGAAGTTTTACAGGTTGAACATGTAATGCATCACTTGTAGAGGTGGATAGTCCATAGTTCCAAAAGGAAGCACGAGGACTTATATCAATATCTCCAAGAGCAGCCTGTAGCTTGTCTCTAAGTTTTGTAACACGTTCAATCTCCATTTCTCTTTCCAGAGGATCTTGGATTCTACGGATGTAAGAAGCATCAGGATCTAATCCTGTTCTATACTTACCATCTAGTTCCTTGTAGGGATATTTAAACACCCCTGTTCCAGGAATACGTGTTAGACCTTTGAGTGCAAGACCACCTTGCATTGTCTGAAGTTGAGAGTTATTATACTCCTTCTTAATCGTTGAGATTTTACCTAACTTACCCATATGTAGTTTATTTATTTGGTTTGTTTGCAGAGATGTGAGGTTTGAACCTCATGGCAAACAGGAGACAACCCTGTATCCCATCTCTGTAGTTTGAGAAGAGCTCCCCCACTCTGAAGTGGGGGGCAATCTCTCCTCGGTATATTGCACACAAGGTGTGCGGTGTTTTAGAATTGTGGGATTTCCTCAATCAAGACTGTACGAGACAAGTCCTCAATGAATACATCACAACGATCCTTCATCCAGATTTCGTATCCTGGGAATTTGTTCGCAGAGCTCATACCCTGAGACTTAGCAAAGCCTAAGTGGTGGCGAGTTCCATCGATATATCCCCAAGTCATAGAAGGTGCACCCTTCATACGAACTTCACGGATGTTATTAACCAAAGAACCATCAGACATTGGAGATACGTCGAACACCATGAATACAGGAGTTGACTTCTTGTTCTGTCCAAATTCTAGGTTAGATTGTGGAAGGTCAAGTTCTTTCAAGTGAATAAGTTCAACACGACCAGTCTCACGAGTTACCATTGCATCGAATGCAAAGTTGTAAGTGATGTGTTGTCCTTCTCCTTGCATATAACGGTTTCCGCTATCAGCCATGAAGGTAAGACCACTGTTCAAAGCGTCATTCTTCAAAGCTTGTTGGAACACGTCAAAACCTGCTTCGTTAGTGTACATTTTAACACGACGGTCTTTAACATCCACACGACGATAGAACAAGTCACCAAACACTGAACGAATCAAGTTTGCAGTGAATTCTCCACGGTTGTACTGAACAAGGTTACCGTTGTTACGCATTCTGTGATAAACACCAGCAGATGTACGCTTAAGTTCTTGCTTGCTACCGTTAGTCTTAACAGTACCAGGACGAGACCAAATCATACGCTTAACTTTCAACTCAAGCATAGACTTACGCATCCAGAACTCAATAAATGGCTCCCACTTAACATCGTTACGAGTTAAAGGAAGTTGGTTACGACGCTGAGGTGCATACACTAGGATATCCAAAGGACGTCCAGAGCTATCACGCATCATTTTGTCATCAGCCCACTCAGTGATTTTGTGCTCAAAACCATATGCAGAACCTAAAGATTCAAACATTGTGATTTGCTCACCCAAACGAGGAAGACCTAATAAATCTTGGTCAAACTCACCAATTGCTGCATCAACTAACTCAAGCTCGATACCTACTTGTAAGAAAGTAGAGCTTACGAAGTCTACAGTTGGATTGTCTGTAACCAAAGTGAAGCTATAAAGGAAGCCCATGTTCCAAGGAACGGGATCCTTAATAACGTAAAAGCGAGGACCATACTGACGGCTACCAACAGAAACGATTGCGTTCTTAGAGAACTCGTTTGTGTCAAGAACCAATTGGAACTCTTGACCATCGATACCAGGCTTGCTCAACTCAAGAGTTGAAGCTGGAACATCGATGATTTTGGGGAATTTGTAGGGAACAGCTACTTGCCATTTCCAAGCATCGCTATTATTATCAATGTAATAAGGCGTGCTTTTGTTGATCATGTCTAGGAAGTCATTGCTGTACAGAGAGCTCTGTGTATAGAGGCTGATGATTTTCTTGTCGTAATCAGCAGGCTCAGTTGAGTGAAAGCTCTCCAGGTGGTTAGCGTCAGTTAGCTTACCCACAGCACGCTTGTCCATAGATGCGACACGAGCATACGTGAAGCCAGTTAGACCTGGGATTGTTTGAATTGCCATTTTGTTATCCTTTTATTTAATGAAAATTATAAGAACCATGAATTTTGTTTAGAAGGCTGAACACTACCACTTGGTGACTTAGTTCTGGTCACCTGCCTAGCTACTTCCCCAAACAGCTCGTTTGATTTCTTTGAAACGCCTGTTTTCTGGATGGTAGATAATGTAGGATCTTTTTCTAGGATTTTGAGTAGGAGAGCAACCTTCACTTTTGTTGCATGGTTCTCAGGTCTCTTCAATTCCAAGATGGTCTTGTCAAAATCAGTGAGTGTTTCACCACCTGCTGTTTTGTACTTATCTACCAGTAGGAAGTCTTGTAGTTCGTTAGCCAACTTGGGATTGATGGGGATTCCATCAAACTCCTTAGATTTCAGCTTATCCTGAAGGACTTGCTGAAC